ATGACCATTAAGAAGCCATATGGCATCTGTAATAGCTACACATCTTATATGACCGCCAATAAAACGACCATCAGTGTCAGCATCCATAGTTAATCTATAGTCAGCAGCAGCAGGAACATTCCATCCAGCAGTGTCGATATCTTCATTAAGAGCCACTACGCTTCCTAATTCATCTTTATCAAGCTGAAATACCATTCCTTGAAAAGTATCTGCACTAGAAGCACCTTGTAAAATAAAAGTACCTGTGAATGTAGTACCTATATGAAATTCATAAAATAGTCCAGCAGCAGCAGCAGGTAATGTTACTGTAATACCAGCAGCCCTATTTAAACTAAAAATAGTTCCAGACTGTGCTGTAGTTGGAGTAAGTGTTGAATCAGTAACGCTAGTAACAGATAGTAAATTATTTACTGTTCCTGTTGTACTAATATTACCACTTGTATCAACATCTAGATTAGTTGTTATTGCTCCAGTTGTTGAGTTTTTAGTGATTTGTTCAAAACCACCTTCGGACCTAACGGGTCCGTTAAATGTTGTATTCGCCATAATCTTCTCCTAAAAGAAAAAAGTCTATCGTCTTGGCAAGTCTGCTAGGGCAGTCGATAAACAAAAAAAATTCCCTAGAACGAAAAAAAGGGGAGCATAGCTCCCCTTAAAGTTTAGCTTGAGCCTGGTGACCCAAAGATTCCAAGAGGGTCAGATACACCAAAGGAATATCTCTCTCTTGCTTTATATCTTACGTTACCAGTATCAAAGTCTCCATCCATGCTTGTAGTCATTGGACTTCTGACAAAATGCTTCATGCCATCAGGCACATCAGTTGTGATAAAGAAAGCATTAGTATCAGTTAAATAATGATTAACTGCATAGCCTTCTGGAATCACACCATTGCTTCTGACTGCATTAATATCGTTGTCAGCAGTTCCAACTCTGTACTCACTTTCTAAAAGACGAGTAGCCACGAATTGAAGGTCAGTTGGTACAATCAACTTTCTAGGTCTAGCTGCAATTTTAAGACCTCTTTCATCAGTCCACTTGCTGATTTGGATGACTGCATCTTCTAAAGATGTTTCATTCAAGTCTGCACCTGTGGATGGTCTGTTAGAGTTCTTACCGCCAGATACTAGAGGGTGACCATCACCACCTGTAACTCCATCACCATCGGCTGTAAATAAGTTTACTCCGTCTCCAGATTGGAAACTGTTTGTAAACCCATTATTCAATGGTGCTGCTGCTTTGACTTGCTTAGTGTAAGCCATAGCTCTTGCTAATGCTTTAGTATATCTGGCTGATAAACTTACATAAAGATTATCTTCCATTGCTTCCTCAGTAACTGAGAAACCTAAAGCAATAGTTTCGTGGGTATAACGAGCAACAAAAGACTCTTGTGCTGTATCAAATGATATAGAAGCACCTTCATCTTTTACTGGAGCAGCAGCAAAACCTGACAACTTGAGTTCCTCTTCAAAACTTCTTTCAGAGTTCTCAGTTGTATAAATTTGCTCATGCTCATTCTCGTAGTTATTGTACTCATCTCCAAACAGTGCGTTAAGTCCTGGAAGGAGTTGTTTAAGCTCATTAGCTCTTGAAATAGCTGCCATAATTTACTCCTAGCCTATGCCTGTTGTATTAAGTAACTGATGTCCTACGTTGAACATCACCAAAACGTCAGTGAAGCTATCATCAATAGCACTATCTGGACCATCAACAAAGTCGATAATCTTTAATGGTAGTGTATTGGTAGTAGCTGCTGTACTTCCATCAATCGCATTTCTGCTTGTGCCAATCGAAGTTGACCCAGCAGTTTGCACGACTGCGACATTCTTGCCCAAGTCATCTTGACCAAGAGTTTCATCTGATTGCATCTGCATTACTAAGAATGGGTCAGAGGCAACATACGCAACAATATCATCAGCAGCAGTTGATGCTGGATAATACTGATTTGTGGTGAATTGACCTGATGTTGGGTCAGTATATGCACAACCAAGGAAAACACCGATAGGGGTCATCGAAGTAGTACCAGTATCCTTTTGGATAGTAGTATTTGGATTATCGTCTGCCCACTTTACAAAATCTCCAAAAAAGATGGATGTACCAAAATTATTTTTAATTTTGTAATGAGTGATTTTCGCATTGTATGCACAAGATACTAATGAACCGACAGGTCTAGCACCCATAGGTGTAGCTGAACTAGCCATAATTTCTCCTGTTTATATAATTACTATATCAAGAAACTAGGATTTTTTACCAAAGGTTGTTTGAGATTTACGTTCAAAAACTTGTTTAGTAGCCATTCTAGAATCTTGGTCTTTAAAATACACATTATCAACAGATTCCATTTGGTTACGAGCTAACTTTTGAAAGTGCTCGTCACGAGCTTTCGCTTTTTCAGATGGCATCTTGCATAACAGTTGCCCACCTACTTCAACATTACCCTTTTCTGCCCATTCAGATTTATGGTCCATCATGTGAATATGTAACTCAGGATGGTCTTCTGCCTTACAAGGCATCCAACCTTCTCTAAATTTTTTGGAAACATTTGGATTATCGGTATTACCTAATAAACTTGTTCTTATCCACCTGAAGACCCAACCTTCTTGAGGATTAGGACTTGGTAAGTTAGATGGGTTTTCCCAACTTTCTGTACGTTGGGTAACCTCTCGGTCTTCTGAACCCCTCGGGGTACGCACTTGTTCTGAAGTTTCTTCAACTTCTGGATTAAGGTTATTTTCGTCTTGCATTTACGACTCCTTTAGTAATTGTTTTGCGTATTGCTCAGGCGTAACTCCAAGTTGACGTGCTAGTTTAACTTGTGTCTGAGTCAATCGTATACTGCGAGGATTAGTTTTTCCACCAGTCGACCTCGATGCTGGTGCTACAACGTTTGATGGTTGTTTGGTTTGTGCATCATCTTCAATTTCCACTGAAGGTTCAACACCAAAAAAATCTGGATATTCTCTACGCATAGCATTATCTACTTCTTCATAATACTTTACAGAATTATCTTCAGGTCTAATACCTTGATTGCGTAGTCTTTGGTCTACAGTTAGAGCATATGATGTCATCTCTGCGTGTTTAGAATCACTGTTATTCATAAACCAAGGATTCTTAGATGACCATGCTTGCATATCAGGGTCAAGTTGCGGTTCTTGTACTTGAGGTTGTTGTGCCTGATATTCTTGAGCAAATTGTGATTGCACTGATTGTGCATATCTTCCTGCACTTTGTTCTGCTAATACAGCTTTTGATAACTCTTCTTGAGCTACTGCCATTGCATCAGCATCACCTTCTTCATAGGCTTTCTTATATGCTGCTTGTGCATTATGTTTTGCCCATTGAGCATTATTTAAAGCCTGTTTATTTAAAACTTCTCCACCTTGATTAACCATAGCCTGCAATCTCTGGTTTTCAGTCATCAAAGATTTTAATTGTTTGGTAGCTTCATCAGCCTGTCTTACAGCAGACTCTTTGGCTCTACGTTCTTCGTGATATTCATATTTAATCTTATTAATCCTATCACCAGCACGTTTGCTGTACTCAGATATTTCTGCATCAATAACATCATTATCTACAGAGTCATCATCTGTTTTTTGTTTTGGAGGTCTTCGGTCTTCTTGAGGAGTATCATCAACTACTTCAACCTCTAGCTTATCTTCAGGATTATCTTTAGCTATTTCAGTTTTTACACCAAAAAACTTTTCTTCTGAAGTTTGTGGTTTTAAATCACCTGAAGCGTCAGGTGTAAATTGGGTTTCAATCTTTTCTTCTACTACTTGGTCACTCATGCTCTAACTACTCCTGTAGGGTCTTCGACTACTGCTTCCACAGTGTCATCATTTATTAAACGAAACTCTTGTCCATACATTTTCATTCTTGTGCCTGAGTAAGCACGAAAGACTACCCAATCACCTTTCTTGCAGTAAGGTCCACTTGGAAATCTATTTTTATCAGCATAAGCATCAGGACCAAGTTCTAGTACATATCCACAGATATTACTAACTTCTTCATCTCTAATAGTGCTTGATGCTTTAATAATTCCACCATCAGTGGTTTCATCAGCTTTAGGCATAGCAACTAAAACTCTATAACCTTTAGGGTCAGGTAATTGTTTTTTAGTTTTCTCGCTAACCTTTGGCTCTTTTACGCTTTCTGGTTGAGGCATCTTTTTTTCTTTGCTCATATTTGCACGACATTTAGGAGTCGAGTTCCTATTCTTGTTTAACGTTCCTTTCTATCCAATCAAGAAGTTCACGTTCTGCGAGAGCTAAACCCTCTATCACACCTGTCAATCGCTTGTACTCTGCAAAATCCTTGCAGTTTCCAGTAGCGATATGGTCTGCGTGTTCGTTTAAAGAATCTCGGTATCTCTTTTTTAAATACTCAAAAAGTGATAGCTCATTGATATCTTTACTCATTCGTATTGATATCTTTTACCATATCTTTGGCGATGTCAATACCTTCTTTGAATTCTTTTGCTGCTTGTTTTTTATTATCTAACTCAGAATCTATCAAATCGCTAGCAATTTTTTGTCCAATATTTGCACCAGCAATTTGTTCTTGTGATTCAATTCTTTTTTCTTCTATCTCTTTAATGTCTTGTTGTCTTTGTGCTTGTAGAGATAATCTAGCTTGGTCAGCAGTAGCTTTACGTTGTACTTCAGCTTGTTTGATTGCAACCTCTGCTTGTTTAGCCTGTACTAATGGGTCTTGCATTTGTTGATTGATTCTTTGTTGTTCTGCTTCCATCATTGCAGATTGTGTTACTCTGCTTGCTGCTTCTGCTACAAGGTCAGAAATACGTTTTTCAACATCTGCTGGAATAGGCTCTCCTAATGGTGGTAGCTCTATACCCATTTCTTTTTCAACTTGGTCTCTAAACTTCATGGTTAAATGGTCATTAACATAAGCTGATGCAGCAGCTAAAATACTTGGTGCGTTAGGTGATTTACTTAGAATCATCTGCACTTCAGGATTATCCTGTGCTGCTCCTACTGTTTGAATATGAGCATCATGGTCTTGGAACTCATAGGCTTTAACAGGTTTATTATTTATAAGATTCTGTACTGCTGAAACAGGGTCAACTGCTGGAATCTCATCATCATCAGGCACAATGTCATCAACATTTTCAATACCCAATACTTCAAGCATTTGTCTATGTAATTCTTTAAGGTCATACATTTCAGGTGCTGATGTAGCCAACTGAAACGCTGCTTGATACTGCATAATTCTTTGAGCCATAGTTGAGGCATTAGGGTCAGATACAGGTAATACATCAACTCTTTTATCAAAGTCTGATGATTTAATATCTTCCTGTTCGTCTGTTTCATAAGGATAACTTGGGTTACCAAAATCCTTGATAATGCCAACAAGAATATCAAACTCTCGTTTCATGGATGCGTGGAGCCTTGCTTGGACTGCACTCATCACTTTCATGTTTCTTTCTAATAAAGCTAATGTAGTTCCAACTGGTGCCTGTGAGTTCATGTCAGATACTTTCATATCAGATATGCTGGCAAATCTTCTACCTTCTTCGACAATAGTATTGAGTAGGGAGTATAAGGTCTGAGAAGGTTCCTTATAGGGGAGAAAAGTAATATTATCTTTGATAGCACCACCTGGTACATCTACATCTCTGAACTCACCTGGCATGATTGGTGTGTCATCACCTTTAATCCTTAGACCTCTAGATTTTAAACCGCCTGGTAAGTTAGATAACGTACCAGCATCCACTAGCTGTCTAAGCAAACTTGTAGCAGATTTAGCTAATCCACCTATCATGTGAATTAAACCAAACCCATAAAAACCTATTCCTGGCAGATATTGATAATGCACAAAATGAGAACGTCTTTCTTTTTGTGTATCATCTTCATAGAAGTTTCTTCTAATACTTAAAATAGTTCCACTGCCATAATCAATAGTAACAACATAAGGTAGCTGAATACCTGTAGGCTTACCATCGACTGTATCTTCAAATCCTGGTAAGTCTAAATTAACTTGCATTTCTAACAGCGTATGACGTTGGTCATAACTGTCACTTATATTCTCACCTGTTAATTCGTTATATTTCTCTTGTATATCAGAGTATGAACTATTGGCATCTGGTATCTCTATATCTTTATAGAATCCATTAACCTGCATCTTTCTTATTTCATTAAAAGACTTACGCATCACATGGGTTGCACGTTCACAAGTTTCTAAATCACTTGCACCATAATTAACAACCACATCTTCAGAGGGAACAAATATCCCACTGGGTCTACCTAAGTTAGGGTCGTAATAAACTTTTCTAAAAGCTGAACCTGCTAAGGGCAGACTAAATAATAATTTTTCTGTTTCTGTTCGGTATTCTGACATCTCATGTGTCAGTAAATAGTTCATATAATCTTGAACTCTCTCAGCTTGTTTTGCTTTCTCTTCAGTAATCTTACCTACAATTTTAGTCTTTACAGGACCTTGTGAAGGAAATATCTCAGAGATAGCCTGAGATTGAAATCTAATCACTGCTTCAGAAAGCATAGGATGAAACACACCACAAGCTCCATTCCAAGGCTGTGTTCTCTCTTCAATCTTTAATCCAAGCTGGTCTAAACCTTTAGTATAGGTTTCTTCCCATTCTTTTCTAGAATCTTTATCATTTTGAAAAGCAGCTACAAGTTCAGAGCCAATCCTTTCTAAATCATTTTCATCTAAAACTTCAGCTAAGTTATCGCCAAAGTCTGTCATGGGTCTTTCTTCCCTTGGGTCAAAATCTATTAGCATACCCCCATCTTCAGTTTCTATAGCAACAGAATCAGGGTTTTCTATAGCAATGCTTATAGCCTCTGGCTCTTGTTCTATTAAACCTTCTACTGGGGTAGCAGGTGTTCTTTCTATTGCCAATATAAACTCCTAGTAGTAATCAGCGACTTTATTGTGTTCTAATTCTTCTTCTTCTTCATCTGAATGTAAAGGAACAAAGCCACCTTGTCTAAATCTTAACAGAGCTTGCGTACTGCTATCAACTAAATCATCATGTTCTGCATTAGGAAATGCTGCAAACTCTTCTATAACTTCTTCCGCCCATTGTGTTTGAGGTGCCCATACAATCCCTGATGCAAATAAATCAGACACTGCATTAACTCTTGATATCTTATCGTTACCTCTGCTAGGCGTGTATTCTTGAACTGGGATACCCATTTGCCTTAACTCAAATATAAGCGGCATACCAGCAGCCTTAGCTTCAACGATAAAGGCATCAGGTTTATAGGCATTGTATTTCTCCATAGCTAGTTTCTTTAACTCAGGGAACTCTAACCTTTCTTTATGGGCATCTAATAAAACTACATTCGGTGCAAATTTACCATCGTCTTCGCTTTCCATGTAGAAAACACCCCAAGTGGTACACGCTGAATAGTCTGCACGTTCTGACTTTAAAAACGCAGTATCCCAGGATTGAATGATAAATTCACATTGAGGAGGTTCCTGGTATTCCCATTCCATCCACCATTCACGTTTAACTAATGCACCTTCTTCAGCAGTTGGGTCTTGTTGGTATTGAGCCATCCACTTAGATGCAGGCAGTTCAGCTTTGAGAGCCTCTAATTCTTCTAGCTTCCAAAACTCAGACCATAGAGGAGAACCCGAAGGTAAAATGGCAGGAAGTTCTATAACTTCCCACTGGTCTGCACCGCCTCTTTTAATGCTAGCATCAATAACCTGACCTGTAAGGTCTTTCTGATGCCAGCGTGTCATTACGATAACAATAGAGCCATTAGGCTGTAAACGCTGACGAGGACCTGAAGTGTACCACTCGTAAGTCCTATTAAAAACATTGATATCAGAACTTGCACCCTCTTGTTCTGAATGTGGGTCATCAATAATGAGCAGGTCAGCACCCTTACCAGTAACAGCACCACCTACCCCGATGGCGAAATATTCTCCACCTTTATTGGTGTTCCAACGCCCTGCTGCTTTAGAGTCAGCCTGCAAACTAACGTCAGGGAATATTCGTTTATAATCTTTACTGTTGACAAGGTTTCTGACCTTTCGCCCAAACCCTACAGCCAACTCAGCCGTGTGAGCCGTCTGAATAATCTTCTTATCTGGGTATCTTCCTAAGAACCATGCAGGTAATAGGTATGATGCAAACTCTGACTTGGTATGACGAGGTGGCATAT